CTCTCATCTTCGCTGTTATGTCATCAACAACGCTCTTAAAGTTCTTATATCTCAAACTTCCTTCAGGTTTTAAGAACTCATTTCCTGATGTTGCTAAACATTTAAGAATCCACTCATAATCTTTCTTAATTTCAGTTAACTTGGTGGTTAGATCTAATATCAGCTCTGCTGCGGAATCTTTCATTAAACCACACTCTTTCAATATATCCGTAATGGATTTATATAAGAGCTGACTGCTTTTAAGATTCATCGCCATCATATTGATATTTTGATCTATTCTGAAATCAGTAAGTGACTTGCCTGCTAGACCCATTGCTACTGAGAGAGCGGGTAAGACTTTTGAAGGATCCATATGTTGTTGAAGTGTTGGACTTGTAGTTGCATGTGTTATTTTATCTCCCACATTTTGCGTCAATTTTCCAAGAATAGAATTAGTAACCGAAGTTTCTAACTCTAACATTGATCCAATTTTGACCACCTCGGAAACAATCTGAGATGGACTTTCAGCTTGTGATATATCATATACACAAGCACTCAAACCAGCTTTATGGTTATTAAAACCATGAACTAGTGTATCAAAAATTCCACACTTGCTCTGTACTGACTTTCCGATCTTAGATAAACCGAATCCTATTTTTTGGCCAATTTGAATTATAAAATTTTCAACATTCGCACTCAGATAGTCAAATATTATATACGAAAAGAGCCTTACGACAATTCCTAAATACGTTAAATATACATACATAGTTCCAACTCCAAATATCGCAAACATTATATGCAATAAAGCAAATAATATAGGCAATGCTAAAGGTTTTGAAATAAAGAATTTCATTAACGTTTTATCAATATCTAAAAGCTCTTCTCCTGTAAAAACATTCCGAACTCTATCATAAACATTCGTATGAAAATTTAATTTTTGTTGAACGTGCCAATCTTCTCTCGGATTAGGCTCACTCTTGATTTTAAGTTGCAAATCCATTATAGCATCATAAATTTTGTCAATTGGTTTATTAAAAATATCGTTTTGGATATCATTAAATTTACGACTCAATATAGGATGGCTAGTAATTGAATTC